CATCATCTTCTGCTAATATACTTTCAAATAAAAATTTTCTACCTTCTTTTTGATAGTTGACTGGATTACCTTCTAACGCTTCTCTAAAAGCAGCTCCAAATGCAGTTTCTCCTGCTTTTTCGTTTGCTTCTCCCCACATGTCTACATAAGAACGTAATTCACCCCACATGTTTTTATCTTTACCAATGTCAGGAACTTCTGTATTAGATACAAACATTTGTAAATTAGATTGTGCTTCTTCTTTCGTGTAACCTTCTTGTAAAAATTTATCATAGAACATTAAATCAGCAACATATTTACGTTGTCTGTTTAACATACGTATTTTTTCTCCAAAACTTTCTAATGCAAGTAATCCCCATATACCTAACTCAGCATCACCTTTTAATGCTTTACTTATATTTAAAGTCATATCTTGATGTTCAGGATATAAATATTCACCATTAACATCAGTAGAAGCTAACTCCCATACTTTTTTACCGTACTCAGCTTGATTAAGTGCATACTTGTCTGCTACATCTTCCATAGCTTTGCTTTCGGGATTAGCACCAGTTAATGCTGCAGATATACTTAAACTTTGTGGCATACCAGGATATTTTTGAGTAATAGCAATCATACTTTTAGCAACATCACTCGTCATATTCTTTTTAAGATTTTTAAATTTTCTATCTCTAGCTTCGTTTTGTTTAGCTAAATCTTCTTCAAATATAGGGTCAGGATAATACACTAATTACTACCTTGATTAATCATCTCCGATATTATTGAGCTAGGATATACTTGATACATAGCAGCTAATAACATATTAGCATCTTCGTCTATAGCTTGATTTGGAGGACTTCCTGGTCCTAACATAGCACCTTCTGTTATTGGTTCAGCAGGTCTTTCTGTTGGAGCAAATACATCTACTCCTCTACCTGTTGTACCAGGTTGTGCAACACTTGGTAAAGGTGCAGCTTGTTGTTGTTCAACTAATGCTTTACCTTCTCCATACTGTTGTCCTGGTATTCTTCTTATAGGTTGTGTAGAACTTCCTGCACCACCGTCTGTTCTAGCAGACAATGCACCTGGACCACTTACAGCAGCAGGTTTGTTAGGTTGTCTATAACCACCCCTAGAACGTTTCTTTGCCATTATCCTCCATTATTACTATAAAAATATTTGGGTAAGGTTGTAATATTTCGTATGCTTGATTGAAATCTACAACTGTTGTATCTCCGTATTCTTCAGTTACTAAACTCCAAAACTCGTTATCAATAAAATCTTCTGAATAAGGCATTATACAAGTCCAAACGCTTCTTGCATAGACGGTGGTTGTTGTGGCATAGCTTGTGACATTTGTTGTTGTTGTATCATAGCCATTTGTTCAGGACTAAGTTGTGGTTCTTCAGGAGTATAAAATTGTTTTAATATTTCAGTCATACCGTTTGGATTTTCATATACAGCAATAACTGCCATAGTAGCAGCAGGGTCACCTTCTGCACTTCTAGAAAGTACACTTTCAAATAAAACATTTTCAGCTTTATTTTTTCTAATACGTTCTTGCACTTTAGCTATATTTTCTAAACCATCAATGTTGTCTTGTAATGTTTCTACATCTATAACGCCTGCTTGTAACAACTGTAAACCTGTAACAATTTTTTGTGGTTCATCAAATCCTGCCATAACACCATAAATACGTCTAGTTTTATGGTCACCACCAATATCAATTAATGGTTTATAGTTTTCAGAAAAAGATGTTCCATTAAAGTAACCTGCCATAGGTTTACTTGTTTGACCTGTTTCTGAAGATATTATTTCATCTAACTCTAATCTTTTACTATCCATATCAGATATACCGACTTTTATTATTTCTCTATATTCATTAATCATTAATGACATAGATGAATTTAGTTCTGCTAGTCCTGCTCCTGTTGCAACACTTGCAGGTGACTGTGCGTCATCTGTTACTGGATAACCACCGACAAGTCTTAATTGTCTTTCTAATCTATCTACTTGTTGAAATAATTGATAAGGTATATTGTTTGCAGGTTTACTTACTTGTGTACCTGGAGCTAAATAGTTTACAGCAAATCTACCTTTACGATACTGTCCACTTTCTAATTCACCTGATATGTTAGTTTCTGTAAATACAGCATCTTCCATAGCTATAGCTGACATAATATTTATTTTTGCCATCATAGCCATTAAACCTACTGTGTGGTCATATTGACCTTTAAGTTCATCAAAACTAAATCTTTTCATAAACACAAAAGGAACTGTGCTTAATGCATTAGGTATGTAATCAAAAAGTTGTCTTGTTTCAGGGTAAACTATATAAGTACCTGTTATGTCATAGTATTCAATAACATCAACACCTTGACCTGTATTATCTTCCCAATCTGCTGATTGAGTGTTACCTCTGTCATATCCTATAAGAGATGTACTTGAATTAGGTGTAGCACCTGTTTTTTTCTTTTCGTTTGGTTTAAGAATTATATTTTTATATTCAGGATATATTTGTGCAAGTTTCCATCTAGGTACACTTCTTAATACAGCTAACTCTTGTGGTTGTTGGTCAGCACCAAAGTTTCCAGGAAAAGTATCATAAGGGTCACGTAGTTCAGCAGTAGGATAAACAAAACCATTCTTATCCATCTTGCTAGTAATAACCCAAGCACAATATCCATAACCAGGTAACCACCTAGCAGCTTGTGCTAATTGTAAATTTAATCTTTGTTTTTCGTCATAAGATGAAACAATACGTTCTAATTTTTCTGCACGTACTCTTGCACGGTCACTTGAATTATTATTCATTACATCAACACGTACTTGTGGTATGCCTGATATTTTTTGTGCAAGTCTGTCTATACCTGATTGTAAAAGGTTTGGTGCAGGTAATAAATCTGCATCTGCAGTATCCATTGTATTACCTAATAAAGCACGTATTCCATCAGAACCACCATTTAAAATAGCTTTAATTCTATATTTATTTATTTGTCTAGTATCACTAGGAGAACCTGCAACTAATTCTTGAGCTGCATCAATTACTTCTTGTGCTGACTTTTGATTTAAATCTATTGCCATGGTGCGTTATTCATCTCTGTTATATTATAACCACTAAAACTTGGATTGTATTCCATTCCTACCTCTGCTAAGTGTTCTTTCTGAACACGTCTAAATACTTTCATTGGAAACCAACTAGCCATAACTATGTCGGTTTTATGTTTGTTCCTACTAGAAACAGGTTTACCGTCAAAGTACACTAACTGTCTTTTATAACTATCTATTTTAGCTTGACTTTCCGAATTGCCATAGGGTAAATGAATTTTATTTGCTTCAAACAATTCTGCCATTGCACCTACACCATATAGTGGGTCATGTTTATTTTTGCCTGTTAAATGACCTTGCAACAAAATACCTGTTCTTAATACAAATTCTTTTATATTGTTATCTTGTCTTATAGCAGTTTGAAATCCATTTTCTTCTATTATCCAATGTGATAAATCATATTTATGAAACCAATCACTAATAATCTGATTAGCAGCTCTTACGCCACCACCTTGTTGATTATCTATATCTATACAATAAAGTTCTGAGTTCCAAGTATCTATACCCCACAAAACTGCAGCTTGATAGCCACTAGCAGAAGGGTCAAGTCCTGCAACAAGTTGTAATTGTTTAGGCATTTGTCCTACAACAAAATCAGTTCGTTTACAAGCATCTATTGCATCAGGACTAAATATTTGTGTGCCTTGTACATATGCTTGATTAAAATAAACCATTTCAAATATTTGTCTACCACCTGTAGTTTCTGCAGCTTTCATTCTTGACATTAACCATTTATGTGAACGTTTATTAGACCACAACATACAATCAGTATGCATTTCATTTGAGACTTCAGGTAGTTCACATTCTAAATCATGTGCTGTTTCTACAATAGCTTGATACTCATCATTATTAAGTAAGTGATGATACAAGTCATCAGGGTGTTGTCTTGAACCAATTACTACTACAGCAGTATGTTCCTCTTTACGGCTAGATAATGTTGTTGTCCACCACTGTCTTGTATTTTCTCTTGCACCAGGTTGCATAGTAGTTTGGTGGTCTTCAATATCGTCTGCAATAATTATGTCACAGTCACGTGATAGAATTTTAC